GCGGCATGGAGGTTGCGCTCTAATGCCAAATAACATCATCAGCACCCACACTTTCACGGGCATTGGCGGCAGGCAAATTACCTACACTAAACTAAAACGAACTAAACCACAGCGCCGCCATCTGCTCCTATCTCAGACAAAGGGCATCCGAACCAATACAAACAGAGGCAGCATAAACACTAAGCATGCCACCCTTATATAAGAGAGCAGAGCACCCCTTATGCCTGGCACCTATATGCCAGGTTTTTTTTATGTTTTTATTTTCTTAAGCGTTAGCGATGCGGTTTAAAAAAGCGCTAACTACCCTAACCTACAACGAACCAAAAACGAGAGCTCTATATTAATCGATATTAAAAAATTTTTGGATATAAAAAATTGCCGTATAGGTTGACTCTGGGCCAGGTTTGTGTTATACTATAGAAGTTAACATAATAATTTTAATGGCAGTTTATAACGACTATGAGATTCGTATAAACATTAATCAGCTGATAGAAAAGAGAATCCCTTGTTGTGATCTTCTTCATCCTGATCATTGTTTAACTGAAAAGCAAGTGGCTGAGATTGCACATGATGTAAGAATGGATATAGACTTGCATCCTATCTACAAGCAAGTGGATAGACATATCATGGCATATGTTGAAGCTGCTGGCATAGATAACAAAGAACATTGGGTAGAAGAGAAGTTACTTGACTTACCTGATGAAGAAGGTATTTCTTTTGAATAATATGAAAACATTACTTGCAACAATTATAGCATTGACACCTGTGAGTGTAATGGCTGATACTTACCAAGAAGGTTATGCTTCGAGTAAGACTTGTTATAAACAAACATACAGAGAAGAGTATGTTCCTGGCACGAAAGAAAGTCCTGGCTTTGTTCGTTTCTTTAATGAGACGATTGAAGTTCCATGTAAGAATGATCTAGCAAAAAAGAAAGTCATTCGTCAGACAGAAGTAACTTATGATGATAATGATTGTTCAGATGGTAAGATTGCTGGTGCGTTAATTGGCGGTGGAGCTGCAGCAGCGATGAGTCAGGGTGATGGAAGATGGTGGGCAATACCTTTAGGTGCAGTGGTTGGCGGTACGATTGGTTGTGATCTAAACGGAGGTTAGGATGGCAATATATAATGATAGTAAGATTGTGATCAACTTAGATGAGTTGGTAGCAATTAGAGGTAGAGTGATAAGTGAAGAGTTGAGTGATTATGAGGTATCTCTTTTAGCGAGTGAGTTAAAGGAGACCTTGACTTGGGATACTCTTTACCATATGGTTGATACGCATATACTGACATACAAGGGCAAATCACCTGTGAAGTATGGCAGCATTGCGAATGATGCCGAGTTAAATGAGATGGAGAAGAATAGAAAGAAGTTTAAGCTTATTGAGTTAAAAGGAGGTTCATGGAGAATTCAAGTACCACTACGAATCAAGGATTGAAGTCTTATCACATATACTATGAGGATAAGTGTTTGTTTAAGGATTTGAATCAGGAAGAGTTTGATGTTATATGGGGCAGAATCTATAAGTCATATCACACAGATAGCTTGTCGTTCTCTGTTTGTATAGGCGACGAATGTATTAGAGAGGATCAGAGTTATTAATGCATCCTCTAGATGTTGTTGATCGTTACATACACGATTGGATTGAATACCTTAGTAATCCTGATGAGAAGAGTGTAGACTATACAGGGCCTCGTTGTCCCTTTGCAAAGAAGGTAAGAGATGATAATCGTTTGAAGTTAGTTAGAGTTTATGATTATTTCAGCGCGTACGACTACTGGGAGGCAGTTTCAAGAGAGTGTGAGTTATTCGACGGTAGTAAGGATGTAGTTATAGTAGCTGCAAAGTCTAATCCTTATATCATCAATCGAGATCAAATGTCTGGCGGCGTCGATGGACTCAACACGTTTCTGAATACTCAGGGCAAAGATCTATGGTTAGTTCATAAGATTGAACCATCGTTTACTATCATTATGATTCAAAAAATCAGCGCGTTGGACGATTCGAGTGATCTTCTAAAAGAGAAAGGATATTACACGACTAGATACTCTGAGGCTCAAATTGAAAAGGTCGTTAACGGCCGCAAAAGATATCGTGAGAAATTGAATGAAAAATCCTAAAGCAGTAGACCTACCTAATTTTGGTGTACTTGAATGTGACCTAGAACAATCTGAAATTGATTATCTATGGGAGAAGGTAAAGAAGTATACTCCTGAGGCCACATGGGAAGGAAACACCTGTGTAGATGCTGGCAAGATGGAGGATAAACAATTTGCCATTAATGATGATGAAAACATATTTACTGAAAAGGTTTTAATACCTATGACGGAAAATTACTTTTCTGCATACGGAACTCCTTTCAAACATAAGTCATCTCATTTTCATCAAATGACCTTCTCTCGTTTTTGGGGTCGATTATCTAAAGATGGAGACTATCAAAGTATACATGATCATCAAGGCGTATTCACTTTTGTAGTATGGTTGAGAATACCTTTTGAGGGTAAAGTAGAAAGAAGGATTCAGCCTGGATTCAGACCAGAGGCAGGAGACTTTGTATTAGTATATCCTGATACATGCGGAGCGTTGCAAAAAAGAACTTGGGTGTTAGGGCCAGGTGCTGAAGGTAAAATGTTGTTCTTTCCAAGTGACCTAAATCATATTGTATACCCTCACTACTCAACTGAGGAGTACCGTATATCACTCGCTGGAGATATTTGTCTTAACAGTATAATGCCTTCTGGATTGATAAATCCATCTGCTGATTTTGCCTCAATGGCAATGCATCAAGGAATATACAAGACAGGACAGAATGTATCTTAAAAACAAAAATGTATAGATAAGTTTATAATGAACATTTCAGAAACAATGCAAATAGAGCTCGATGTCAAGGAGCTAGAACACATTTATGAATCACTCTCTTTTCGATTAGAGCATGACAATCATTTAATGTACCATCCAGATATTAGAAAAGATATAGAAGATATGATGGCAACTTGGGAAGATGAGTACCTATAACATTTCCATTGGAGGTTATCTAGTTGCGGAGAATGTGCCTAGTGCTGACGTTAAAGATAAACTTCAACATATAAAAGCTTTTTTCAATTACTATCCTGATGATGAACTTCGTACAGAAGAAATAACGGTGACTAAAAATGAGAACCAAGAAAATTGATTTACCTAACTATGGCGTTCTTGATGTAACTTTAGATAAGTTACACCTAGATCACCTTCATCATCTGGTAGAGAAGTATGAACCAGATAATGCAAAACAACAATGGATGTTAATTGATGATGATAATAGATTTCAAAAAGAAGTTATAGGCCCCGTAGTACAAGAATATATTGGAGAGTATGGTATTCCTGAGAAATTACTTTCAACTCATATACACGATCTTACCTTCCAAAAGTTTTGGGCAAATTATACTGGTGTAGGAGAATATCAAGCGTTACATAATCACAATGCTGTATTCTCTTTTGTAGTATGGCTTAAAGTTCCTTCCTGTGCAAAAGAAGAACAATCAGTTCCAGATACAATGCATCCAGAGGCAGGAAACTTCATTCTTCAATACACTGACATTACAGGAAGATGTAGAAAACAATCGTGGACATTAGAACAACAATACAACGAAGGTCATATGTTATTGTTTCCAAGTTGTTTATATCATGCGGTTTACCCCCACTTCCTAACAGAAGAAAAAAGATTATCAGTGGCTGGTGATATCGCAATCAACAGTATGCTTCTCAAAGGAATTTCTGATCAGGGAATGCCTCTAGGCCCCTGTAATAGTCAGGAGTTTCTCAAAAAAGACTCAGGAAAAGCTCATATATAATATAACACTATGGACAAATTGGTTTGACCGTGGTATACTTAAGAATGTAATTACAACATGTTATGGCAAAAGGATTTACAGTAAAAGCAAATGCCCCCAAAACTAAAAAAGTCGAAGACGACTTTAATTTAGAAGAGGCAAAGGCATTAGCTAAAGGTAAAGCAATAGTTTTCTGTCTGCCAGGTAGAGGAGTATCTTATATCTTTTTAAAGAACTTCGTTCAACTATGCTTCGACCTTGTTCAGAACGGATCTAGTATTCAGATCTCACAAGATTATTCATCAATGGTTAACTTTGCAAGATGC